TTTCTCTCTCTCACGTTGACGATGAAGCGAAAGGCATATTGACTCGCTCATGTGCAAGCCTTCTTCATCTGTTATGGTCGACCCTTCCATTTATCCCTCCTAAATCTATATCCGATAATGTGGGTTATCAGATATGAGTCAACTAATTGCCAAAACTACAATCTTTTTTAACCCTATATGTTCATGAATCTTATATTCCGTAACATACTCTGAAAGTTGGCAATCAAAATCGACTGTCATCAACTCGAATTCAGGTGGATCGTAACTTGCCCCACTATCATAATTAACAATCACGTGCATATCCCCCGGATACTTCCGCAGCTCTTCGATTAACTCAGCGACTGTCATTCTTATCCTTTAATGCGTTAACTATCGTACATGTCGAATGGCGGAACCCCATTTATTCGACACAGCATGTTGTTCCTTGCCTGGTTAATCGAACACAGTATAGATTCCGCTTCTTTCGTCCAAACAGGTGTTTGGGATAGGTCATATACCTTGCTATGTGGTAACAGAATGTCAACGATAGTATCTGCCATGTTATTTAAGGCATCTAGATACATAGCAGACCATTCTTCTACGGTTGGCATTTCTGTCACAGCGAATCCACCTCTAACAATATCAGACTCGCCTCATCGCGCGTCAGTAATCTCTTTGTAGCGCATCCAAAAGGGCACTCTAATCCTTTGGCAGCCCCAAACAGTCGGCATATAGTGGGTCTAAACCTATAGATCGAACAACGCCCCGCCTTGAGTGCCTTGCAGCTTGGTACGTCAATGTCGTTGCTGTATTTTATTTTTCGCAAAGTTTCGGCATGGTTAAACGGGCTTGCACCAATAGCATCCCTCACCCTTTTAACCTCGACCTTGGCTGCTGGTGCTATCGTGCAGCTCTCATGACACAGCCCCTTGCACTCAATTGAGGGGATTTTCTCATATACCGCAAGCAGCTTTTTATACTTAGATTTCACGTTCTAACCCAGATGTATACTATAACTTGCATTATAACTACATCTGTGCAATAATGATACTGTTATGGCGATTTCCTCACGCATGTGGGGGTGTTTCCACTAAAGAAGCAAGTTTTAGCTTTGATAGACTGCTCGCCATAACGCTTTCGTGCCTAATGGTGCGTGGATTGAAACACTTGCACTAAAGATGCTACATAAGAAAACGGAAAGCTCAGGGTTTTAGACGATTGCCCTGGGCTTTTTTGTTATCTGACTAGTGTATATCAACGTATTGTTTTCTTGAAAAGTTATGTATACTTTCCCCTGCTTCAGGAGGGGCAACTTATGGAAAAGAAAGAAATGCTGTCTTTTAATAGGCAGCTATCTCGAATTTATAGTCTGATCATATTGAATTTCATGGTGCTAATTTCAGCAGTGGCATTAAATTACTTCCACCTAAACAACAACAAAATCCTGTATGTGGGTATAGCCCTGGATGTGCTTGCGCTCATTTTGTTCAAGCCCTGGACGATGATGCGTTGGGCTAGGGAATTGTTTGCTTGTAAAAGAATGTTAGAAGAGATCACCAAAACAAAGGTAGGTAAAAATTATGTTTAAGTGGCTACAAGATAAATTGCCATCCGTTATGGACGAGCTGGACAGGTTCACCAGGGCAGAGGATGCGCTCAACGGTGAGGGAGTTCTACCCCCTGTCGTTCCTAACCGTATGGCTTGCGCTCCTAACCCTAGGGATATGTTGGAGGCTTTCAATACTGGCATGGACTTGGGGGAATCTATAACTGAAAATGCTCCGCGAGTTGAAACCCAAACAATGGATCAGTTCGTAGACTCAATGGGTGCTAGCCTCTTCATGGTTTCTGCCCAATTGTGGAAAGATACAACAAATCTAAAAAATTGCATGAACGAACAAGATATAAAGCATGAAGCAGAGATGAAAGAGTATATCGAGCAGGTTAAAGAAGTCGCCAAGGAACTCCCAGCGCCACGACCCGCACCCGTTACACCTCAGTTTGTATGGTCAAATGGTCACTGGGTTGGGCCGCAAGGGGTAATTCAAGATCATTATGACCCAAGCAATTGTGGTGGTGGTGGGTGCGGCGGCGGTGGTGGCGGTGACGGAAACGGAATCGACCACGGGCCAGGCGGCAGCGGCGGCGGGGGTGGTGATTTAATGAATATTGACATCAATTGCGGTGGTGGTTGGGAATCCAATGGTGACGGTACATTAAGTTGCAAAGGGCCATAACGAAAACATAAACAAAAGGAGACCATAAAAATGATGAACAACCCAGACGATGTGGAACTGGCGCGATTACGTGAGCGCGTGCAGCGATTAGAGCAACAATTGGCAGATCAGGAACGTGAAGAGCAAACGCCTAAAGTTCCGCCACCCCCACCACCAATTAACCCAGAGGAGCCAGGCATGGGTAGGCGTGCCATGAATTTCATGTATAACGTGGGTAATCGACATGCTGCGCTCCGAAACTTTGGCTGGGCAATGGTCGATGGCGTTAAGGCTGCGGGTTATATCGCTGGCTGCGCTGCATCTGCTGCTCGTGCTACCCCTGCCATGCTGGTCAAGGCAAAGGCGGCTTACGCGGCGGCGGTGGCTCTTGCTGCTGCTAACCCAATAGGGGCAGGTGTTGCAGGTGTTGCAGCTCTTGTTGTAGCCGAAAAAGCATCACGCTATACGGATGAGGACGGCAATACTAGGCACCAATGTGCGATAATGTAGTTAACGAAAAAGCCCAGGTTTAAAGCCGATTGACCTGGGCTTTTTTTATATTATGCACCTAACAACATGTCAGCTCTTAACAGAACGACTTTGAAGCATGCGCGATGGACCGCTACAACTGGGGGAATTGGCAGAGCAGCGAGGGCAGCATTGGCAGCATCAAGGGCTGATTGAGCAGCAACAATCTCAGCATCAATGCCACCAGCCTGAGCCAAAGCAAGAGCAGCAGCAGCCTCAGCTACGGCGGATTTGGCGGCGATCACTTCAGGGGAATCAACAGGAGGCACAGCATCAGGGTTTAGTTTGATGTCCGCTAATCCTAAGTTGGCTAGCTGTAGGTAATCACCACGGTGACAATGAATAAACTCATGTAGGCCACCAGAAACAATCTCGCCATTTACCAACAGACCTAAAGACCAGTCGGCTAATGCGCCTGAAATTCCCGCTTCAACATTGTACCAGCCCGCTTTGTTGATAATAACTTTCCCGCTTGCTGCTGCTTCAGATAGGTCAATGAAAGCACTCGAGCATACGGCTTTTTCTAACAAGCATGCACCTCCCGCTTTGCCCGCTTCTAAAGAGGCGACGATCACTTGGTTTGAGACAGAGTAAGCCTCAGCAAATTCGGCATGGGCAACGGGTTTGGAGTAATCGTGGTTATGGCAATGATGATGGCGATGGCTCATGAGCATGCTCCTAATGATGTGAAAAAATGATGGAATGATGAAGAGAATCGACTGCTTTTAGCTTAAGCCAGATCGGGGGAGATTGCCACGTTTATGGTAGCTTTAAAATGACAATCTCAGAGGTTTCGTCATCAAAATCGATGTCATATCCAGGCTTGGGTACAAACATCTTTTCTATGTCAGACCGCTGGTTCACGTCATGCAAAGTGAACAAGTACGGGTTACTGGCAAAGAAATTGTAATTATGTGGGAATCGGATAACTTCCCGCCTCTTGGTTGAGCTTTCCATGTTATTCCCTATTTTTGAGGGCTAAGGTCTACCGAATCTTTAGGCAAGTTTAGCTCTTTCTCGATGACACGTTCCGCAATCTGTTCTATAGGGCCATCGTCTTTCTTGGTGTAGTAGATTGAGCCGACACCGACCACTGCTGCGATAATTGCAATAATGATACCCACTGCCATCGGCTCTCTCCTAATAGGTTGGACATCCATGTCTCTACCTACAGTGTCATCTAAGCGTGCGGTTTAGTCAAATAAGGCTATACTGAGGGTACGGCCTAATATGTTCTTGACGATTCCTTCAGAGGAAACACGCTTAACCCCCACCCTACGGGGGTTTTTTTATTCCTGATCGTACTGGTGTCGCGTCTCTTCTTCTAAAGCAGTGCAGTTCGTCTCATATTCCTGCTTATGCTTCTTGAGGAATACCTGGGCCTGAGGCTCTGACAACTCATTAATAGTAGTGACACCAGACTTATCTAAAAAATCACTCATCTTCTGCTCAAATTCAGAAAGCACTGATATATGGCGCTGTATCTGGTCGTAAGTTTCTTTTTTAATTCTTTGGATTTGTTGAGGGGCTGACCTGGGCTGAGCTGCTGGCACGGGCTTTGCATACTGCTGCTTCGGTTTGCTGTTATTCTGCTTAGGTTTCGATTCCTGGTGCTGTGATTCTGGCGCTGCTGCATCGTCATCAATTTGGGTTATACCCAGCATGGCAGTAATAGCATACCTGCGAATGTAACTGATAATGCTCCCGCAATCCTGTGCGTCTGTGTTCTTCTTCTTTCCCTGAGAGTTCAAAATAGGTTCAGGTAAATCAAAGGCCAGCGTCTCACTTATCCATTGTCCTGATTTGTGAAAAATGGTGGTCTCAACCGCGATTCTATTGGCTTCCCGTTTAGGTGATTGCACGATGGCCATATCATACTTAGACATCAAAGGTCTGACTAAGGCCAGTACGGCTCCTAGGGTGGCATATTTGTAGCCATACCCTTGAGCATCCCTTGGCGCGTCTTCTATCTCTCCCTGGAATTGAGCTAAGGCTAAAGCGATTTCGTTGATTTGTTCAGATTTTTGCATTTTATAGTTCTCCTGTGATACTATAGGTAAAGTATTATATACCTTTTTTCAAACAGGAGTCAACATGAAAGACCAAAAAGAGAAGATGATATTGTTTAATTTCAAGCTGCCACGCGACATGTGGGTAAATTTGGACTTGGTAAAGCGGGTCACGGGTGTAACTAAAGGTATGCACATAAGGGCAGCCCTTGAACCTTACCTAGAACAGAAGCTAATAGAAAACGAATTTATGATTAATTCAATGGACAGGGTTTTTGCTATTCAAAGACAGCTGTCGAACAATCTAAACAAGAAAGAGGATATACCCCACAACAAGGGTGTAGCTGATGAGGGCAATCCCAAACAAGAGGATGTTTCCCCCATGCTTGCTGCTGAAGATTCTATCGAAAAAGCGGGTTAGCCTATGCATGTTTTTTTCCTTGGATACATGGCCTGCTACAAAACTTAGCAGCCTTTTTGGGTGCGCGAAATTCCTTATCACAGCTTAAGCATCTTATGTAAGGAAGTGAGTCTACTCGCTTCCTTTTGTTATTGGCTTGCTCTTTCCTAGTTGACCACTTACAGTTTTCTGGGCTGTAACCTAAGTTGCAATCCACTCTGTCAATGCTAAAATCAGGACTAGGTCGCTCTCCCATGTCTTTAAGAAAATTTTCAAACTTATCCCAGCGCTTACATACTTCTATACCTCGACCACCATAGTATGGGTAGGATGATGACTTTGGGTTTGAGCATCGAGACCTCATGTTTCCCCAGATTCTATAAGTAGGGGATTTTTTTGAGAGACCATGCTTTGTGTTGTTTTTTGGAACTATCTCCTTCCATAGACAACCGCATGACTTTGTGTTGTTTCTTCCTAGATTATTTAAGCATACAACTTTTACGCTTCCACAGTCACATAGCACCCTTACTCTTCTGTTTCCGAGGTACTCCGTAATGACTAAACGATCAAACCTCTTTCCGACCCATCTAGTTTTGGTTGTATTTTTTATAATTTGCAATAAACTGATCTACTGTGCCTTTACCTAAGTTTGAATTATAATACAGTTTCCATGTCTTAGCCAGACCCTCTAAATCATCGGCATGGGGTAGAGGGTCTGGGATGGCCAGGTATCGAAACCTGGCCACGATTATGGCATACCGAATGTGCCAGCCCAGGCAACCTGGGTCTTCAGGCAAAGTCATGAAACCGCACTGTTTTAGGATGTTCCAGCACAGGCCATGATCTTTGATCTTTTGTCTAATCCAGGCGTAGGTTTCGGGTTCAATTTGGAAAAATCCAATGGCTGGGCCGTTAACCTGCTTTAAAAAATATAGGTTTGACTCTTGTAATGCGGTTCCCACCAGGAGATTCTCAGCAGCTAAATCCCACAATCCCACCGCTTGGAGAGATTCCCGTACCATTAATCTGAATTGTCTGACGTAAAGCATTACTTTTTCTTCTTGAGCACTTTGTTGGCTTTGGCATCGATTCTGCCTTCTTCACTCTTAGACATCCTACCAGCGTTAACCGCTTGGGAGGCGCGTGCTTTTGCATTAGCTGCGTGACTTTTATCCTCTACGGGATAGCTTCTGTCAGGGCCAGCAAATTTACTGGCGGGTAGTTTATTTCTTTGTTTCGTAGTCAACTTAGCCATTTTAAATCCTTAACCTGTTAGCCCATATAATGTAAATGTTCCAGCTAAAATATTTCCTGACGACATGGCAAATTTAATCGCTGTGACTGCGGTTGAGGCTGCCCAGGTTCCTTGACCTGTAATGGGGCAGTGAGCAGAGCCAGTAGACAAGTAAACTGCGTCAAAAAATAAAGACTGGTATGTTGCGCTTTGCGATGGGTTATACAGCACAACGCTACCATTATAGAAATTACCCGCTGCTGTTCCTAGCTGCACACCATGATTCATCAGCAATATACTAGCATCATTGGTTCCTGCATCCGTTCCCGTACCGACACCTTCAAAGTACCCTGAATTTGACCAATAATAAGCACTTGTTTGATAGGTTGGGCCTGCGCCTGTTCCAAATACGGCACTGAAGTTTACGCCGTTAGTGTCAGGGGTTACGCCATTAAGCTCTACCTTATATTGTAAATAGGTACTTGAAAGACCTGTAAAAGCAATTGAGGCGGAAGTTGAGGCGGAAGCGCTGCTTATCTTAACCCAACCACCCCCTGTTACCGAGGCAGCCGATGACAGCATCTGAAAATTAGTGCCATCATATACCACAGTTACGATCTGGCCTGCTAAAATATCACCTGTCGCAGTGTCCTGATTAAACTGCTTCTTAATCGTTTTTGCGCCCAACCCATTGACATTTAAGGTAGATGCTCCTGTATTTAAGGTATTTGCCTTAAAATGAAACATTTGGCCAGCAACATAAGCAGTAATGGCAGGTGACAAGGTAATCACATAAGTGTCATTGGCCTGTGCGTCTGCTGCATATATTTGCTGTCCGTTTTGGTATAGGACTCTTTGTGACAAACTTTGTAGCACAAAATTGGTACCGTCATAAACCACTGTGCATATCTGACCCGCTGCAATGTCACCATCCTCCAAGGTCTGACCATAGGGCTTAACGATGGTTTTAGCCCCTAATGCGGAAACATTAAGGGTTGCAGCTCCTGTATTTACCGTGTTGGGCTTGAAGTTCAGCATCAATCCCGTGGTGTAGCTACCCAATGCGGGTGAAGGAGTGATGACATAGGTATCATTAGCGCCTGCGTCTGCTGCATAAATAATTGAGGTAGAGGCAGGGAACGGGGTGTTTGATGGGGTAACCACACTGAAGGCCACGGCACTTAATGAGGCAGCCAAAGAACCAGAATCCAATACGACGGTAACATTGGTGGTGGTCGCGCTGATGCTGGCCTCAGTTACGGTGCCGTACAAGGTGCTGGCATCATTAAGACGCACCCGTCTACCCACAGCATAGTAACCCACCGCCGTTGAGGTGGAACTGGATACACTGAACTTGGTCGCCGAAATGTAAGTAATACTATCACCAGCATTGACCCATGCAGCATCCAAGAATTGCTTTTTAATCGCCCTCATCATCTCCCTGGCACAGTCATTGACCGTAGAGGGGGCTTGACCCTCTGGCCAATAATCAGGTGGAGAACCAAGCGTTCCGTTTTGGCTAGCAATTAGAGACCAAGTGCTTATGTCACCCATGTTCTTTCCTTAAACTGGTTCGGGATATTTTGTCGTTAAATCATCAATAGCCGATACCAAAGCTTTGCATTCGGGGATTTCATTGCTTTTCATGCTGGCATATAAATAATCAATCAGGTCATTTACGCTTGGATAGTTCTGCTTTCTTTTATCCAAGTATTCTGTCTTTTTTTTCTGTACCATGGCTGAATCGTAAGCAGCCCACTCAGCTTTTATTTCAATTTCCTTATCGGCTGCCACTTGAACTTCGACACCATTAACAATTTCCTTTAACATAACGAATCCCTATCCTGTTAGACCATATAAAGTGAACGTACCAGACGCAATATTGCCTGACGACATATAGAATTTAATAGCCGTTACCGCCGTGGTGCCACGCCACTCTACGCCACCATCACATATGACAGATTCTGTGCCAGAACCTTGGTAGGCGATTTTCCATTCCATTTGATGATTAAGCGTAGCTTGAGATGGATTAGCGATATAAAATCTACCGTCCAACCCTACTCCAGCTGCTGTCGTTAATGGTAATCCTGCCGAACCAGAGTTAAGCTGAATTTGTGCAGCATTAGCATCATTGTTGGTGATTAACGATCCACCACTAGACCGCCCATAAACGCAGTCATAATAAGCGCTGGTTGCATAGGTTGGCGTTCCGCCTGTTCCGATTTGCGAATAAAAGTTAACGCCGTTCGATGCCACAACTACATTAGTGAATTCAACCATGTAGGTTATGTACGTGTTGGAAAGTCCTGTAAACGCAATCGTTGCTGATGATGAAGCCGTACCCGTTGATACTTTTATCCAAGAACCTGCCGAACCTGCCGATCCATTACTGGCCGTTGTAAGCCTGCCATAAGCATCTACGGTTAGATTGGTGTTGGTATAAGAACCAGGTGTCACGGCAGTAGCGCTTAACTCGTGCATTATTTGAAATTCGGTGCCGTCATAGACCGCAGTAATTATGGCGTTGGCTAAAATATCATTGGCAATTAAGGCTGCGTTATACCGCTTAGTAATATTCTTAACACCCAATGAGTTCACGTTAATAGTGCTAGCCGTAGTGTTGGCATTAGCAGCCTTGAATCGAACTACCATGCCGTTGGTGTAGGCTGCTGGAACAGGACTTAACGTCACTATATAGGCGTTGGCTGACCCGGAATCCGCTGCGTAAACCTCAGCACCACTTTGGCTAATCTTGCCCGTAAACTGTGTCTGGATAGCGCTGGTAACCCCGTTCACATAGCCTATTTCGGTTGAGGTGGTGGTGGCGACAGCCAGCTTACCTGCTGAGTTGGTAACAACAGCGCGGGATGCGGTGTAACCTACACCTGCAAGGGCAATAAAGGTAACGGCATCTGTGTCGACTGTATTGACCGTGGCTGTTTGTACCCATTCGGTTCCTGCGTTGACTGTACCGCTGGCAATGACAATCTCAACGCCCACGCTGATTTGAGAAGGCTGATTAAAGTCGGTAGCCCTAGTTAGCACCCAGTTTGTAGCGCCCGTACCTACAGTGGTTAGGGTGTAAACCCCGTTTTGTGCGGGTGCAGCCTGGTCTTTTACCAAGACGCGCGAGCCGACAACAGGCGATACCCCATCGACTGAAAAGGCAGCCTGTGCGCCCGCATTGGTTAGGGTCGCCCCTGGGCCTGCGCCTGCTTGCGTGACGGTTAATGCTGCTGTGGTGCCGACAAGGGATGACAGCAGAATGACGTTTTGGACGGTGCCTGAGCCTCCGCCACTTGATGACCCCAATAGGGTGGTAAGTAAGCTCATTATACAAACGTCCTTGTAATCACCTGAATGACACGATCACTGCCCTCGGTTGACCCGCTGACAAGCTTGATAAACTGGATTCCGACTAAATCACCTGGCGTAAAGAGAATGAGCCTACTGGCAGCCACGGTAATAGACAGGGCTGTACCCGATGTGTTGTAGAGGGAATAAAAGTTTGTGCCATCGTCTGACCCTGTAAAGGTCATTGTAGTTCCAGTGAATGTGCCAGGCATGATAAGCCCAACAACCCCAAGCCCCTGTGTGGTAAAGGCACCGCTGGTGGTTCCCCCGCCTGTGATGGTCACAGGGCCGATTTGTACTTGAATACGTCCGTTAAAATAGTCTGTCATCGTTCCCTCATCCTTGAGTGAATTGGTTAATTTGCCTTCTTAATTTTCTCTGCGACTTTTTCCCTGAAACCTTCTTCAGTCAATATTTTAGCTAGGTATTTATTGGTGGCATTCTTGATTAACATAACAGCGGGTATTCCTAAGAATCCGCCAAGCGTTCCTGCCACTGCTGCCCCACCTGCGCCACCGATTCCCGCTTCTAAAATGAACTTTCTAAATTTATTCATTGCCTTAACATTTCTAGCGCCCGTCTTTGGGTTGGCTAAAAAGCTGGCTGCTTCACTATTCATATCGTGCAATTTTGTGAAGTCGAGTAGCGCCTGCCTGATTTCTGCATCGGGGAATAACTCCATAAATTGCCTATTCCCTAAAGCCTTGATCAGTTGCTTGGCCTTCGTGGGCTGCAATACTCCATCTTTACTCAGTGCGCCTCGTAGATAGCTATAGCCAAGCAAATTCTTTTGATTTTTTGGAAGGATCTCTTGGACCTTTCTGATAAGGCTGGATTTATCATTTGCAGCACCAGGCTTGATAATCTCACGAACGATAGTCTGCGCGTCTTTACCATCCTCTAAAAGCTTATATAAATCTTTGTCCAAAAATTGAACAAACTCATCTTTGTAGTAATCCTTCGCAATGTCGTACTGTTTTTTTAATTCGGGTGATCCGCGCTCTTTAATGCTGGTCTCAACACCTTCCTTTAGCTTCTTTGCAAGGGTTAGATACAGATTTCCTTGTTGTCTATCTATGGCATTGGGAGACTTAAGCATCTGCCTGCCCGTGTCATACAAGTCGTTTGCAATAATGTTTGCATCTCTGATTGATGGCGTATTAACCCGTGATACTAGAGGCTTTCCATTGGGTCCAACGATAGCGGATGGAACTGCCTCAGTGGTCTCTTTAAAGCCCGATAAAAGATTGAATTGTTTTTTAAAATCAGCGTTTGCTTTTAGTAGAGGGGATTCATTTATCGCTTGCGCATTTTCTTTTGCAAAATTCTCAAAGTCACCTAAGTTTAATGCGAATCCTTCTGCTTGCGCTCTTTCATTTGCTGCGTTATAAAGATTGTTTTTTACAGTTCGATTGTCCTTGTAAGCTTTTTCAAGCAATTCTTTTACAAAGGAATTTGGATCGCCACTGGGTGCGTTTTCTCCCAATCTATCATTAATCAATTCATTTGTCTTATCTTGGATCTGATTATTGATTTTTCGATAAGCATTTTCTACTTCCCAATCTACCTCTACAGCAAGCTCATTCTCAAATTTCTTTTTTAACTTTGGGCTTTTAATAACATCACCCAACGGGGTGTCTGTTCCCTCTGCTGCACGCATATTTTCAGCAAGGTCAGAAAGGCTTATTCCATTGTTATAATATTTTGCAACAATACCAGATGGGCTTAGGTCGGTATTCTTTATCACCTTCGCTGTTTTAACAAGGCTCTTTCCCGCAAGTTTTGTGGCACCAGGTATTAAGCCCGCTGTGACGGGATTCTCTTTTTGACCGACAGCATGTAACGCCATTGCGCCCGCTGGATTCATCATTGCGGGTGCTACGTTAGGGGCAAATTGAGATAACCCATATATAAGTTCATCCCCTTTTTCTTGCCCTTCTAAACCAACACCACCCCTATAATCATAGTCTTGATTTTTGGTATGCGTTCCTTGAACCCAATCAGGAATAACTTGCGCTTCGTCTCTTAAGTAATCAATGGCATTAGCGGGTGCATTTAAAAGCCCTGCGCCACCACTGGCCAGTCCTGCCAAAGCGTTTTGGCCTGCTCTTTTTGGGTTAGATGCAATTTGCTTGCCAGATTCCCATACCTGTTCTGGTAGTTCCTTAAGCATCCCGCCTATTGCGCCTGGCACAGCCTTAACACCCTCCCACACGTCTTTTGCTACGCGCCCTGCTCCCGTAACATTCAATTTATTTAAAAATTCGTCTTTTGGTATGTCCGAATAGTAAGTTTTATGCAAATTATCGGCAACCTGCCTATCCGACATGTCATCGTATTGAGGGTATTGCGATCTAAACTCCTGTAATGAAATAGGCATTACTGTCTCCATCCAAGAGGATCATTAGCAGATTGCGCATTACTCTTTCTAGGGGGTGCTGGGTTACCTACTCTTGGTGCTACTGCTTCAGCATTTTCACGCCTGATTTCTAAGTCCTCGATGAGCGCCTTTAGACGCTTCCTATAAGCTGTGTCACCTTCATTGGGTTGCTTGGAGATCATAGTAGATACCAGGTGCAAGCTTTCATTGGTGTTAGGCAAGCTCAAAGCGCCTACCAACGTGTCAGTGATGCTGGCTACTTTTGCCTCATAGTCAGCCATTCTTTGTGGCGATCCTATTCTGGCTGCGGGGAGTCCACCTAAATACATTGGGTTCTGATAGGGCACATCTTGTTTTACCAGCTCCTCTACTTTGGGTAAAACATTATCAATCGCCTGTACGACCTTCTGATTTTGTGTTAGAAACGCCCGTGTTGCAGCGTTTTGCTGTGGGTTCATCAGGTATTCATCTTGCTTAGCCTTGTCTCCTGGAAACAAGCGTTCAGCTAACTTCACTTTTTCTGATTTCTTCTCTGGCTCTAATGCTTTAAGGAGACCTTCTTTACCGCCTAGAAGCTTAGATGTTTTCGCCCACTGTGCTTGCTCTGGCGAAAGGTTGGATAATAGTCCACCTTGAGGCGCAGCAGGAGGGGATACCATGTTAGGCTGCAATATTGCAGCAGGCATTGCTTGGTCGGGTTCACCCGCTGCAACCATGCCGATGGCGCGTTCAGGGTTTGCTAAAACTTCGTTAATGGCTTGATCTCTGCTAACCGTTTGCCCAGTATCATTTTGCATAGGAATATAGGACAGCTTTCCACCATTAATGCGAGGGTCTTTGACAGCGTAAGCGTCAGCGGTATCTTGGGGGGGGGGTTGGTTTGTCTGCCCTTGACCCATTGCTTGCGCCACAGGGCTAGCGCTATCACCAAAAAACGCGCTTTGGGGTACTTGAGGAGAGCTTACGCCCAATGCCTCGTTAAGCGCTTGGTCTTCTAAATACTTACGGTAAGCCTCTACCTGCTTTAGTGTTAACCCTTGTTTCTCTAATCCGAATCTTTCTTTATCTAGGCCAAAGACATCCTTAGCTAGTTTGCGCTTTGCTTCTTCTTCTTGCGCTCTTTGCATGTGACTCAAGCCCTGTCCAAACGCCCCGCCAAACGAGCTGGGCTGCGTCATACTGGGTCCAGAACCTTGCAGCAATCCTGCTGCCAAGCCCGTGGCTCCAGGAGATTGGATGAACTGGGTAAACTTATCCAAAAGGGCCACTGTTACCTCCCTGACCAAAGCTCTGTAAAAGCTGCTGTAACATGGGGTTATCCATCAATCGCTCACGCCCTGGCATCTGGCTCATTCCAATATTTTGAGGCTTCCCTGCAAACGGATCGGAATTTTGCTGCATCTGCTCCTGCCCTGCATTCATAAAGTCAGGCGCGTTAAACACTTTAGGAGCCATCGCACCCATCCCGAATCCACCCATCTGCTTGGGAAAGTTCGGTAATTGGTTTTGACCCTGATCGAACTGGCCTACCCCTTCTGGCAAGTCACCTTGGGGCTGATATTGTCCAGGCGCACCACCCGACCAGGGGTTAGGCACTTCTCCTGGTAGGTAAGCCTCTCCTGGTAGGGGCTGTTGAAAAGGGTCAACTTGTTGCTGTTGCAGCATTTGCATTAGCTGTTGCGCCATTTGTGGATCGAGTCCGTTCATCCTATGCCCCTAATAATCCTCTGCCGACATTACCCGCCACATGGCCTGCTGCGTAACCTAACCCACTTTTTAAACCACCATAACCCCCGCTCATGTGCGCATTTGGATTAGATGAGCCGAATGGCGTAGAAACGTTTGATGGATAACCATAATCTGATGGGTTCTGGTAACCATTGTAGTAACCACCCAGCCCCGATCCAATAGCGCCGTACAAAGGGCCACCTATGGCGTTACCTGCCAGTCCACCCAATGAGGGTGCAGCGCCTGACCAAGGATTGGGGGATCCATTCATATAGCCTTGATCAACACCACCTGCTGCACCACCTAGGCTTGAACCGACTTTTGCACCCATAGGGCCACCTACGGCAAATCCACCCAATGCGCCCAATCCAGACCCCACTAAAGGGGAAGCGCTGGTAGCCAGATTCCCAAGCGAGCCGATACTGGGAGCAGCGTTATAAAGCGCATTGCCTGCCCAGCCTGCATAGTCACCCCATCCTGGCATCAACCTAGCCCTCCAAGCAATCCGCCTAAAGCAGCGCCTCCTGCCATACCCCAGGGGCCAAACATTGATCCCATATTAGCGCCACCTAAAGCACCACCTAACATACCTGCCGCCTTGTTTGCTTTAAATCCTGTCTGGGATCCTGTGCTGGTGCCCTGAGAGCCATAATTGCCTTGAACAAGCCCCAAGTATCTGGCCAATGCGTCATTGGGTGCGTTGGCTGAGTATTCATGTCTGGCCATAGCCTCATCGATAGCACGTTGTTGTTCGGCCTCACGCTCACCACCGACACCCATCAACCTTTGCAAGTCAGCATATTCGCTTTGGGCATATTGAGGAGCCATCTGTGCTGCCTGATCTTGTCTGCCCCTCTCTAGATTATACTGTTCCGACATACGTCTATCTGCAATCTTTCCAAACTCTTTTGCTTGGGCTAGCTGAGCTTGGCTAGAATGAAAATTTCCCGATTTAGAAGCCTGTGATTGCAGTTGAGGCAAGATGTCTTCATATTCAGCTTTGATGGCATTTCGCAAATAAGGACTGTGTAGATAATCTCCTTGCGCTACCTTAAGCATTTGCTGGCCACCCGCTCTTTGGAGAGGAGAACCCGACAAGGCTCGCTGTTCTATGCCCTGCAATGCTTGATTGCTTTGCCCAGACATTGGGGCATAGGTCTGCCCTGGAAAAAATCCGTATCCTTGAGGGTTGGCTTGGTAATTCTTTTGTGCCTGGCTAAAGGCTTCTTGTAGATAAGGTTGCTGCGCTGACCAAGGTGCTACGTTGGACGTACCAGACGTATTCTGTACAGGCGCTTTTCCCTTTGCTTGGGCTACGTTCTTGTCAGAATAATAGAAATTGCTGAAAACAATCCTGTCACCCTGCAATTTTACTTCCGTGTAAAATCTCATTTGATGTCCTCTTGCATGACAACGTGCGTTAGTTTGAAGTTCTTAAGCTTCCGTGCCCAGCCTTCACGCCCGTAAAACTCACAGACTCGGCAATCATACCCCTTAGCCCATGAGTAAATTTCGACTCTTAAGGGATACCAGTCATCAAAATCTACCCCGCTTAAGAGAAAGATACCCAACCTATTTCCTTGGGGGTATCCCACAATCTCGGTCACGACACAGCCCAAGATGTCTTTCTGAGTATACACCACCCACAGTTGCTTATCCTGTCTTAAAATTTCATCATAGACATCATCTTCAGACCATTTATCGTGCGCGTATTCGAGCGCCTTACCTATCATGTCTACCAATAAAGGCCAGAACTCTTGTAGGTCTTCTGGTTTGGTAATGCGATAAATTCTCATTTACCCAATCAAAGCGAACTGAAATATCTTGTCTGTATCTGCCGTATTCGTATGCGTTATGGTAAATTGGGCTGCATCCACATTGCGACTGGAGACATACAGCTTGCCTGCACCGAACTCCGTTGCAGCACTGACCGTGGTCGGTGTAAACATCACCTGGGTATAAGGGCCAAGTCTGCCTGTAGCTAGACTGACCACCGTGGTGGTGGCACCTGCCGTCAGGGTCACTGTTCCTGTATTGTTGGTGCGACCTTGCATAATACCTGGCACCACCACGTTTACGCCCCGTATAAAATCGTCCAGGCTCTCGCGGTCATACTTAACAAGGCTCTTAAAGGTAGAGTTACTCATCTGCGCCCCACGCTCTTGGCTTGCTGCACATCGAATCCTTGCATGTTGTCGAAACCGCCCGACACAATCACTCTTGCTCTGTGATAGCGGGCATTAGAGCGAACAGGAATATCCCCCGATGAATTAACGCCTGCTGTCGTCGTATAGGAGACGTTAGTGGTTAGGGCATCTCTGTACCCGATTTGTACCTGAATTGTACCCGTGCCATCCACGTAGGGTCTTACCAAGGTTACTTGGGTGCGCTGACCAGGGGTGAGCTGGGCATCTCCTGTTTCAATGGTGGCCGTCATCGCAGAGCCGTTGAAAATCTCTAGTTTAAAATCGGCATCAATGATACCTAAATTTTGGATATTTCCTGCCCATACAGGGGAATCCAGAGAAAAGAGAATGCCTGTATCCAAGTTGGTTGATACAGCATCAAGCCCGTCTAGGGTATAACCTGCCGATAGGTTTGCCACAATAACGTAGCCGCTTGCATCACAGTAAGACCAGCGCTTCGTGCTGTTGGGTGCGTAGTTAAAGAACAATATGCGCGTGCCAATCCCATCTGGGTCACCGTTTTGGCCAGGATATAGCCAGCAAATGATCTTCTCACGGGGAAACACACAGGCTGTAATCGTGTCTTTAAAATTGATATTTAGGTCATTAAAAAATGTCTTGTCTACTTTGTCATAGCCAATGGGTACAGATTGATTTCCGTCATAGACGAAAAACCCGGTGTCGGCTAAGTAGTAAATGTCATTACCGACCTTAATCACGGACTGCGCAGCAAAAGCGCCAAAGGTGCGCTCTACCTCATCAAACTGCCAGACAAGTGGTGACCCCACATAAGACATTCGGGTAATCCCGCGTTCCTGGAATATTGTGCCATACTCGCCACCAATAATGCGCTGTACATAACCAGAATCATTGCGTAAGTCATTAAATCCTGCCTGTGTGGTAGACGAGGGTGTCCAGGAGGTAATATCATTAATCCCACTCCATTGGACGCGCTGCGTCTGAAACCCATCAATAGGGTCAGAGATGTTGCCTAGAATCAGGAATTGCCCCACCACGCCTAAATGACGTGCCTTAGGAGGTGATCCGCCTAAGTCGGCGAAGTTACCGCCCGACAAGGTCTTAACCTGAATCGCATCGTTATAGTTGGTCGCCACCACCTGGCCACCCCATTGCGCAAATTCCCACCAAGAATCAGAGGCTGTGTTGTATCCGCCTACCCGTGATACATCGGTAAAGGCAGAGCCTGCGTTGCTGATTTCATAAATCTTAGTGGCATTTCCTACGAAAGCGTGCGTGGTTGCAGCATCGTTAATGTCGCGGGTAGAATAAGCGCCTTGGGGCCTGGCATCCATGCCGCTCGGTGTGTATACCACGGGTTGAGGCATCGGCAAATACACGGTCGTAGAGGGCAGCACATTGTGCGCGTCTATTAAACCCGGGTTCTCAAAATCGGCCAGGTCTGGTGTGTACTCGCCAAAAGGGATCATGCCGACACCGTTTTTTTAATGGGCCAATGGTTCAAGAACTGGCAGGTTTTTTTCTGCACTACATCACCTTTCCCTTGTATATACAACCTGACGACTCCCTGCGCCTCTTCAAAAGTGTAGCAAACAGCGCAACAATACTGCTCATCGATCAGGTCTTTAATTGTGCTGGCCTGTGACTCAGTGAGGGTATTCTTATCCCACTTTAGCTCGATAAACAGGCCATGAAACGCACCGTAGGCCGTAAATAAAAATAAATCAGGCATCCCAGCCCTTAAACCCAGTTGAACCTGCCTTGCGCCTTCCGCTTTCGATCGCAATCCGCTATTGGGTATAGAGCATATTCTTTTGCGAATATGGGGCAAGGTATACTCTAGCCACTTTAAGATTAAGTCTTGCAACTTGCTTTCGTTACCAAAGCTTCCGCTGGTGCGTTTGGTTTTTGGCTTTGTGGGCCATGCCTTGCTCATATCAAAAGTCCGTTGGATATAATCGTTCGGTTACTTGGATATTGTTGCTAATGGTAGACAGGACCGACAGCGCACTGGATTCCATCTCAAGGTTTTCGGCTGCCCCTTCTTTGTCTCGGATAATGTATTTGTTCAACCACCACAGCGCCTTTGCCTCAATCAGGTTCAGGGCTTCAATGTTGGTCGTAAAATCATTGGTGTCACCGTTTGCTGACAACTCAACGTAAGTCTTTCTGTACCAGACAGTGACCGTGTAGATCGTATCTGGTATGGGGTTAAGGTATATTTTTTTGCCCCAAAAACAGTAATTGAACGGCATCCCAGGATTGCTGTTGGGATTGTGTTCTTGTACATATACCAGCGTCCTGGGGTCAATCCGATAAAACGATCCGTTAGCCGTCAGCCGTAAATAGGTAACCTCACGCATATAATCAGGAATACCATCGGCCACAGCATAGACCTCTTGGTTTGCGACCGTGCTAAAGGTGCTTGGTCCTGCTTGGGTGAAGTAAAAATCATGGGTTCCATAAGACGCAATGGCGCGGTTAATGGCTGTCTTAATCTGAGTGGTCAGATCGGTACGATTCAAGTAATCCGCGATATTGGTTTGTACGTCTAGGAATGTGGCCATTATTTCCCTTTACAGTGGTACTGATGCACTTTTAACCCGTGTTTACTGACAAATATCCCTAAGCAATCGTCACACAATGCCTTACCTGATTTGAGTGCTTCCCGAATCTTCTTGGCGTGGTCGATTACTTCCGCTGGAACAGTCGGAATTTCCTCAATCTTTTCATTCTTAAGCTGTAGCTCTGATCGCCTGCTCATCTCTTATCCTTTTTGCTTCATACTTTGGCACTATCTGCCCATTGGGTAATTTATCCGCATGAACGCTCTGCCCCATTAGTTCAGTCCAGGACACGGCCATGTTTGCGTTATTAAGGGCCAGCTCCCAATCCTTTGAGTAATCACACTCACGGGTTTCTGGGAACAGCGGGATGCCTTGGGTGTAGTGAACCAGCTTAGGATTGGCGATTGGGTCGTCATACCCCACCAGCACATTCCAATCACGGGGTAGGTCGCCCACCTCGCTGTCGGGTAACCACGCAATCTTATGCAAGCCTGACGCTTGCTGAATGTAATCGGGGGTTAGTATCCGATTCTTGGCACAGTTGAAGAGCATGACGCTTGCCCATTCAAACTTTATCTGATTCTTAGACACCATCACTGAATAACGGTCATCGGCCAGATCAAACAGCTTGGCAATGTCGTCTTTCACAATCATGTCTAGGTCTAAAAATAAAGCCCAGCCCTCGTAGTCACACAGATGAGGCACCAAAAAGCGAGAAAACGTAAACGGCGTTAAGCCTGTTCTCTTGCATGGCAATTGATGTATAACCAACGGCACAATAGACACAGGCTTAGAACTCTGGCTAATAATAGAATGTTGCAAGACGTTATAGGCAATAGGTTGTCTGTGGTCAAAACCTATGAAGACCTTTAAAATGTCTGACATTCTTAGCAGCCGTTTTTTCCCGATCTACCATCAGGGGTAGACTGTGTGCGAGGGGTATTTCCTGGCATAGGTTTTTTAGACTTGCTTAATGCGTTACCGTTCTTTGGGGCTGGCTTGCTTTGTTTTTTCATGATTGACATTCCTTGTCATATGGGTTGCAAATAAAAACGTATTGTTGAAAAAGTTCACCTGTAGGACGCTTAAAAGATTTACGGCGGGAGAACGATACTACATCTAGGTTAGCAGATATTTTTTCTAGCCACCACTCTGGTTTTTCTTGTATCAGATGGGCATTTCGGCCATCTTCTAAGACCTTCAACGCGGGGCCATTGGCGACCGATAAAAAGGCCACTTTCTTGGTCAAGGCACCTATGTGGGCTATCACATCATTGATGCAATCGGGTTCGATATGTTCCAGTACATCCGTACAAACAACAATGTCAGCGGGCCAGGGCTTGGCGCTGAACCTGTCCACACAGGGGTCGTACTGTTGTATGGTGAAAGGCAAGTTATTGGCCAGTGTGGACTTACCGCACCCGTAATCAAGCACGTCCTGTGTGCCGTTCTGAAAGCATATGGCCATGATCTCTTGGGCATATTTCATCCCAGATGTGCCATAGGATTCGTTAGATTGGTGTAACTTGCTGTTCAGGTTCTTGTAATTCGCGCTGATCAAGTTCAGATTCGCTGCTGCTTCCGTTGGTAACATCCTGTTCCCTTATGTCCTTTACTGTAAAAAGTAGTCTCGTCAATAATTCTTTAGCCCGCTCTAAGGGTTCATCCCAGTGCCCTGCCTCTTTCTGCCAGATATTCACCACTGAATCATACCAAGGCATATTTTGACCATATACGCCCATCTGCCATAAGGCTTTCTTAGGACAAAGTTGAATCGTTGGCACGCCTACTCCCCCTGCCAGGTGAACCACGGATTGCGGTACAGAGACAATGAAATCTAGGTTTTTAACTAATGCAGCGGTGTGATCGTAGTGAGCAATAGCAAAAGGCCAATGATGTATAAAAGAGTCGCTACCCTCATTGTGCTTGTCTACCTCATGCTGTGCGTTGTCATCGTATTGCAGTGATATAAAATCAGCGTCCAGGTCGAACAAGGTCTTAAGCTTGTCCATAGGTATAATCCGCTGATTCTTGCCCGTCTTCTTTATCCCGCCTTTCCAGCTAATGCCTATCTTGGGTTTATCAGAAAGCAACCCAAGCTGCTCCCCATAATAAGCCACCAGCTTTGGATCGGGAGCAATATAAGGCGTTCCAGGGAATTCATCCCTGCTGTTTCGATAAAATCGCCCTAGAGAGCCTAAGCTAATCTTGTAATCCACGTTCGACCAACCAGCCCAGGAGACCTGCTTGTCCTTGCGTGTGCCATATACGGGTACGCCAGGGAATGACTCTCTGAAGATGCTGGCTAAGCGTGGATGAGCATCGATGATTACCTTGCAGTCTTTCATCATGTCAGGAATCATTGAGGAAAACATGATTTCATCCCCGATGCCTTGTTCCCCATAAACCACTACGGTAGGTTTCTCCAAAAGGTCGGGGTTCGGTCCTGTCCATAAAGGAGTCTTGGGGTCTGCAATATCGTTGTAGCAGCGCTGATGTGCCTTGTCATTGCGCTCACCTTGGTCGTATTCGGGCCAGCCGTCTTTATAGTTTCCCATCTCTAGGAGGGCCAAACCTTTGTTCCAATGTGCGTTTGCGTTATCGTCTATCTCAATGGCCTTGTCCAGCAATTTAATAGCGATTTCAGGGGTTCCCTCAGCAATATAGGTGGTGGCCAGGTTAACTAGGAATTCCGATCTCTGCTGTCTTACAAAGTCGGACTCTCTTGATTTGGCATATTCCTCGGTGTCACCTATCAATACAGACCGCTCCCAACATTCCCGCGCCGTGTACTTTTCCTGCATCTTAAAGTAGGTGAACCCCATGTTTGACCAGGCTTCAGGAAAGGCAGCATCCTTTGATAGGCAGTCTTTAAAGCAAGCAATGGCCAGGCCATCAAGGTCGAGCTTTTGATAGCAGCAGCCAAGGTAGTAGGGGTAAACAGCGTTTTCGGGGTCGTTGTTGAAAAGGAAATTGAAGTGATTAGCAGCTTCCTGCACTTTGTCTTCTTCTAGGAGTTTACGGCCACGCGCAACGGCCTCTCCTACCACAATTACAGCCATGTCCATATGCTCTATTTTTGTATGTATACCATAACTAGAGTATACGAAACAGAAAGACCCCGCAACGCTAACTTTACGGGGTCTTGGCTGGTCTTTAGGCGGTTACGTCCATCGCACTCATGTGAAACAGAACGGTTAAGCGACATTGGCACACAGCGGTGTCGGTACCAGGCGCAAACCCTACTTTCACAATGGAGTAGCTAGGCTGTGCTGTATCGGCATTGTTCACATAGTAATTCATGCCTGCCACGACAGAGAGTCGATTGACTTGACCTTGCGTTACCTGTGAACAGAAAGCAGATATGGTGTCATCAATACCCACGTCTGCTAGGTTGGTTGCAGCGCCAGAGCTGTGTGATTCAATCACGTCTACGATCACCGCTTTATTGGGGATCTTACACATGAAGAATACAGACGCATTGGCGGAAGCCGACAGGGTGGCAGCAGCGGGGGATGTGGTAACAACCGACACAGCGTTAAGCCCTGCATGGACCTGCCTTGCTTGGTTAACAAAGGCAGTAGCAGTAAATGTATAAGCCATTTAAGTATCTCCTTAATGGGATTGAGCAAACGAGCTGATAACGACCGTACCAAAATCGACCGAATTGAATCGAGTTTTCTTGATACCGAATATCATGCCACCGGCAACGCCGAGTTTGTTCCCGTAGTCAAATTGCTCCTCAACCCATTCCACTTTATTACCAGCAGAGTTTTGGCCGAAAGCGATGGTAGCAGCCTGCGCCCCGCATAAGACAGCGTGGTAGGCACCCATTTGATTGGCAGCGGTGAAGTCTGACGCATTCACCACACGGGGGATACGAGTCGACTCATGGATAATGACGTTGTTATACATACCCATTGCGCCCGTGAAGATGGGGTTCTTGGTGATTTCCCCGCCTGTCATGGCTGCTTTTTGGATGTCTAACCATTGTCCTGTAGAGGTGGACTGCCTCATGTTGGTGATTTGGAAAGGATGCAAGAAAGCCACGTAGAAGTTATCGCCCATAAGCTTGATAGGACGGATAGCGGGGCTGTTTACTTTCGCACGTTCAACCGCATTGTCTAAGAAAGTGATCTTAAATATTGCAGAGGCAGAGCCAGAGTTAACAAGCGCGTCCGTGGTAGGACCACTGGCCACCTCTTGGTTGGCGTAGTAGATGTTGTTGCTTGAGGCAGCGACTGTCGCATTGTTCCCCGTAAATCTCAAGTCAGCCTGAGCGGTATTCCCACACAGTTGATTGAAACCACAGACATCGATACGGTCAGCCCACCAGTCGGACAAGCCATCTAATGCGCCCTCGCGAACAGAAAAGGTAACCCGTTGCTCAGACATTTTGCCACCTGAACGCACCGCATGACGAAGCTGGTCAATCAGTAAGCTGTCAGAGTACATGGTTAAGTCTTCTTCATTGCCTTCTAAGGTGCCATCTCCTGCAACCCCTGCGCCAACCAATTGCATGCGTAAGGGGTAGGTGATTTTATCCCCTGGGCCTTCTGCTGTGTCGGGTAAAATTTGGATCATGCTGTTATCACTGCTGCCAATGAACTTGTACAGCCAGCATTTTTTAAGAGCTTCGGTAAAGAGTTTTCGACTAAAGAGTTTGACGGCTAACGCGTTGTTTGTGCCGAATGTGGTATCTGCCATGTGAATGACTCCCATTAAATTGATAAAAAACAGTTGGTTTTTTATGGTTTAACGAGGTCATAGGCTCGGGCTTGGTTTAACGCGCCAAGAAGCGAGGGCAGAGTTTACCTTGTCTGCAAAGGATAAGTCGGGCATACAGGAGGTACCCGACTTACTTATATAGTATAGGAACGTGCCATGAAAGCAAACCTAATTAAAGTTCACTTTTCCCGTTTTAGCAAGATTCCATAAACGGTCTACCTCTTCATCCGACATGCTATCGATGTCGCTGATATTGAGATTGTCCATATCTCTGGCATCCCCCTGGGTTGGACCCAGCGCCTTTGAGGTACGTAACCCCTGCTTGACTGACTCTAGCTTAGAGACTGGCTTCTTTTCTGGCTGAGGAGCCTGGTAGCTATACCCTCTTGCCTGAGCCACCTTAAAGATACGCTCAGCGGGATTCTCTCCATTCCTAAAAGCTCTGTCCACAATGGCTGCCTCTTCTTGCTTTAACAGCTCATTGGCCGTGTTCTCGTCATAGCCCGCTGCCAGATGCTCATTAAGACGGGATTGGACCAAGTGTTTGTAGGCATCCATAAATTGTGGATTTTCAACGGCATACTCTTTGGCGCTTTGGGCATAGGCACCCACGAACTGCTCACGCTGCTGTACCTGTCTTGCGTATTCTTGTTGCTGTTGCTGATACTGCTGCTGTTGCTGTTGGAGCTGTTCCAGCTTGGCGATTTTATAGTTCTGGTAACCAATAGGGTCTTCTTCAGCATCAGGAACATTCTCCTTTGATTGAGCGTCTGCCTGAGGCTGTAACACCTTGGTAAGCACCTGCTCAATCTTAGATGAGCGCTCGGCCTGTAAGCGCAGTTGCTTCTCTAGGTCTTTGCGTCTTTCTCGTTCGATTCTAATAGCTTTGGTTTGGTTAGACTCAGCTTTTCTTTTGCCTGCGTCCTCATCTGGTTCTGAAGATTTCTCTCCTTCCTCTCCCTGTCCTTTTTCAGCCAGTTCGATTTCATCTGATTCCTCATCTTCTCGAGGCTCCTCATCTGACTCCACCTCTGCTCGTTCATCATCTGGCTTCTGCTCTTTCTGCTCATGCTCCTTACCCTCAAGTTTTGCCAGTTCCTCTTCAGATATATTGCCCTTGCTGTCGATAAATTTATCAATTAACGCATCATTCTCATCAGAGGCCAGAAAGCCTCCTTCTATTCCCTTAGTCATCCTTGACCCCTTTAACTATTAACTAATGCAAACGCTGCTTGTAAGTCCGCTATTTGCTGCTCCCTTCGACTGGCCGACTCTTCTTTATCAGCCATTACTTGCTCCTTATCCGCTTTGGCAAAGTTCAGTACCGTTTTAGACAGGGTTTCAACGTCTGTCTTCTCCTGGGATTTAAGCTTTGCTTCTTCAGATTTTATTTTCACTTCCTTCGACTTCACTTCCTGCTCTGCCAAGGTCATGCGTATTTCTTCTTTCTTCTTCTCCTGTTCACTGGGTGGTTGGGCCATTAATTTTTTCCACTTCTCAACCAACTGTGCGGGCAGTGGTGCGTAATCCAGCAATTCAGGCGGTATGGGTATACCCGCTTCCAGCAATGTCGGAATAAGGCTGGTGATGATGGCAAAGGTTTTCTCTTTTTGGTTCGGGGATGAGGGTGAGTCATCGACCACGATGTCATATTTAAACGACAACTCCTCTTTAAAGAGCGGAACATACTTGCCTAGTTCACTGCCAGCAATACGAATCAAGCGACCATCTGAGATATATTCCAGGATAAACTCAGCCAGGATGCGCCCCTGCTCTTTGTGGTAGCGCCTCAAGGCATCAAAGAAATCGGCCAGCACCGTGATACCCGCTTGCTTGCGTTGATGCTCTAAGATGCCAGGCTGGTCACGGTTAGCAACCCCGAGCATCTCAAGGTTAACGCCCACCAGGTCAGAGATAGCCGACATCGCATAGTTTAATAGACGGTCAATGCCGTCAGGGTATGCGGGGGGTTCTTTCCTCTGTATTTTAGGTAAGCCACCAGGATTAACCCGTGTCATAGAATTTGGCTTACTCATTTCTTGTTCGGCTTTTTGCGGGTTGGCGAATGCATCTGCCTCGTAGAAATAACCGCCCTTGGCGTTGCTGTTGATGATGTGCAGGATTTGGCTTAACCACTTATTAGCGTACATTTGTGGGTCAAGCATCAGGAACATCAGGCCGTAATAGACGTTGTTGTTCCTGTCGAATAGGCCAGTAATGCACCTAAAGGTAAAGCCCTTAACGGGTGAGGGTCCTTTGTCTAGGATTTTTGATGAGGTAGCAAAGTACTGATAGTACTTACGGCGGTATTGCTGGACGTACTTTAAGCCCTGCTTATCGACTAAGGGCTTGATGCGTCTGAACTCATCCTCAGTGAATGAGACGATCTCACCCGTCTGGTGGTCTTCTACCCTATAGAATTTCTCGCGTAGGTATTCTTGGTATTGAACTACCCTAACTTGGTCAGTGTCTTTGTGTCCGCTGGATTGGTCGTTTCTATAATAGGGAGCTTCAGTTGCATCGTGTGGCTGCATCCCCTTGGAGTACGACTCGAGGCCGCTTTCAAACGAGGCCGACTCTTTGGGCCAGAGCCTTCTAAACTGAGCCTTGGTGTAGTATTTGATTCGTGCGACCCATAACGCATCATCAAGATTCCGCTTTGTCGCGTTCGGATCTGCACGCATCTCCAACGGATCAACTCGCTCAACAAGTATTGCGCCATCTTCGTCTACCTCGTAATCCAGCCTTGTTTCGGTCCATCCCATCCCGCAAATCAAGGAATCTTTAAAGCTTTGACTCTCCTCGTCCTCAGCATCACAATTGTCTCGTACCCAAGTGGCAGCGCCTGTTAGAATCTCAGAGCTTATGGCTGCACCTTGCTGGCGTGCAGTATAACAAACTTCCTTGCGATTTTGCAGTTCTAAGCCAGCCACCGCGTTAATAATTCGCACCGTTCTGTTAAAGACAATAGCGGGCCGATTTTCCTCAACCAGCTTGGCCTTGTCTTCTACCGACCATTGGTTACCCGCGTAATAGTCATAGCACTGGGTCGCGATGGTGCGCCATTTGCCAGCATGATCCTCTGCTGACTTTAAATTCTTATTGATGCGCCGTAAAACGACTTCATCTTTTAGCTCTTCACTTTCACCAAGTGCGCTTACCTCAGCGGTATCCCCGCCTTCGACCTCATCATCGAGGTCATCAACATAGTTTGAGTCCATTCAAACTGTCTCCTAATAATGGTTAAGCGCTCCATGCACCACCGCTGCTACTGTGATTTCGTTTTCTTGCGTATCTGTCTACTGGCTCATCCTCAACTAAGGTCGGCCAGATGAGTTCCATGTCAGCGTCCAGAATCCTTGAACGTGCGTCTAACATATCGTCATGCACTGAAACAGGAAAGCTTTTATATTCCTGCTCTACAAATATAGTCGTCAATTCTTCTGTTACCTTCTCATAATTGGTTCGATGTAACGTTTGTGGTTCGTACCATCGGCCTTGCTCAAAGTACGGCACTAATCTCTTAATTCTGTCGTTCTTTGGCATAGAGCCACCCAGGGATACCACCTCAAAGCGATAATTGTCTTGCTTCTGCACATACTGAATATGCTCAATGTCTGCTTGCATTCCGTAATGCTCGTATCCTACCCGCTTAGGTTTCCACTTCCTGTGAAGTCTAAAAAGGGCTGAGGTACGCTCTGTTAAAGATAGTCTATCCCGTATACTGTCCAAGGTATAGAAATTGCCGTCTTCACCCAGCCCAACAACGACAAATACCGTATAATCGCTTGACCGCTTCTTGGCAGAGGCTGGGTCACAGATGATATAACGGTTCATGTTACAGCCGTCTGAACCCTCATGGTAGCGCAGCCACTCTTCTCGAAAGCCCTGGTTCTCATCAGCGATGGGGTTTAAAAGCATCTGCGTGCTAAAGATATATGGACCCATTTCACGGCGCTTTTGTTCAAGCTCTGCTTGCTTAAGCAGTACAGGCTCCCCCGAGGGTGTGCCATCTTTAGTGGCTGCGTGTATTCTGGGAACGGCTGCCCCACGCTCCATAATGGTACGGTAGGTGTCATTAAAGTGATAGCGTGTGCCGATATACCGCTTAATACAAAAGCCACGGCTGCCCAGGTTGGTAGACAAGCCCCATGCGTGGGTGACCTTGTTGATCATGTCAGGGGATGTGACGCTGCTTAAAGTTACCACGTCATCGTATACCAGTAGGTTAAAATGTTTTGATGTCGGTTGACCATCTACAATCCCCCATGCTTCAAGGGTAGACTCTTTTGGGTTTGCGGTTCGTTTTAGGACAATCCCGTCATCTTCTGACCATTTTGGCGCATCTCTGTGGGGGTTTTCCCAGATGATGTCAGGAAATACGGCCTTTAAGAGGTCGTTGGCTTCAAATTCTCGTTTAATTTGGCGCAAGAATGACTTAGCAATCGGTCTGGTGCAGCTAAATATCGCGATGACAATCTGTAACCCACCCCATTTGGGGTCGGGATCGTTCCCATGAGAGGAAAGTATATCTTGCAAGGTTTGTGCATAGGTAATGATGGTGGACTTGTAATGGTCACGGCTCCACAGGTCGAGTCGTCCGTTGGGTTCATTTTGCACCTCTTGGCATCTGTCTAGTATCCATTGATTCTCTACGTCACGGCGTTGGAGTCCATATAATAATAAAAAATATAAGTCAGTTCTAAGGTAGTGTCTTATCGCCGTCAACTTCTCCGTCTCGGATAAACTCTCTAAGCCGTTCATTAATTGCCGATATGCTAATGGACTGCTCAGTTTTAAGGGGTTCTCCATCCTTGCCTGTAACCTCTACTTTTGTTGTTGTCTTGCCTTCCAAGCGGTCTAATATTTCCCTGACCGCTGGTATGTCGCCACTTAATGCCTTAGCTATAACAGCCATCCCGACCCGCTCACGCACAGGCATAACGCGTTTTGTTTTGTTCTCATCAAGTATGTCTGCTGTATTAATTTCGCGGTTTAGTAGGCGCTCTATGGTGGCACTTAGGCTAGGAGAACCTAACGGCCTGTGTGCGTTTGGGCCTGGTTTGTGCCCTTTTTTGAAGCGAGTTTCATGGCCTACCTCGGTGATATTTGGATTTCCTAGTTTCCCACCTTTCTTAGTCATTTACATGCCACTTTTTAGCCAGTTTGAAAATACTTATCTGCCCAACTATCATACTAAGGTTATCAACTTTAAATAGGGGGTCATTATGGATAGGCTGCCTACTAATAAGCATAAGATAGCTTTCGCACTAATGATAATATCGGGCACCGCACTCTGTGTCGGTGGCATCTGGGTTGCACCACTACTCATCCCTGGCTCTGCGCTGTTAAGCGGGGCTGTGGGCATGTATTCAGGCACTTGCACAGAAGACCCTCGACCTGGGCTGTCCTCAAATGTGAGAGAGATACATGAGTGCGATGAAAATGATGAGATAGACATCAACGTGCATGGTGAACCCATCGTTAATCAGTTCCATATGCATTTGAGGCATAGGCATGGTGACCATTCGGAACACTTAGACCTGTCCAGTGACAGCAAGCCAAGGGTACGCCCACGCTAAATGTACCCAGAGACGATGATGCTCGAAAGCACCACAATCACACCCAGCAGAAAGTATATTTGCTTCTGCTGGCTTGCTACGCAGCCGTAAATGTCTTCTACAGCGTCAGATAGCTGCATTTGCGCGTCCATAAGGTCGTTGATATTTCGTTTAATTGGTTTTATCTCGTCTGTCATACTGCCTCCTTACAACAGCTCGCCACAATGCGGGCAATTCTTGGGCTTCTTCTCTTTGGGGTCTTTGGGTTCGTATATCTGTAGCCAATCTTCAGGCATCCCCCACTCTATAAGCTTCTCGGCATCAAAGTGGTTAGCCAGCATATCAAAGTCAAAATCGCCATAAGGTAGGTTATCTCTAATATTGAGACGGTTGAACTCTTCTTCTGACAACGGTCTACTGGGGGTTAACACGCTTATAATATCGGTTTTCTTATACCCACACTTGAGCATGGCCTTCTTTCTGGAATGACCGCCAATGATGGTGTTGTTGCTGTCTACCAGGATACGTGCGTGGTAGCCATCCTGTTTAATGCTGTCACAGAGGCTCTCAAAGGCTTTCTTGCTTATAGAGCGAGGGTTGACGCTGTAATCCTTGAGTTCGCCTAGCTCGCGGGATTCTTGCACCCAGAAGAGGTCAATTTTCACAATACCTCCACTTAATCCAGTCGGCTGGTGTTGATAAGTACTGCCTTAGAGACACTGCTGCTTTGCGAGTCGGTGTGACCAATTTTGGTAGAGCTGCTGTTTTGGTGCTTTTCTTTTTCCTTGGCCTACGTATGTAGTCAGCCGTTTCCATCCAGGCTCTCACCTGCGATGCTAGGTAATAACGCGTCTTAGCACCCACCACCCTAAGAGGCTTGGGGAAATTCTTGTTCTTAATTAACGCGCTTGCGCTGCCTCTGGGTATACCGAAAACCTTAAAAAGCTGATCTGGTCCTACCAGTTCATCCTCTTGCTGCTCGCTCTTGCTCATCAATTACCTCCTTGAAATGATAAGTTAGCCTTCTATTAAACTCGTCTGTCATGCCCTTAAAAAGGGCTTGGAACCTTACCGTGGCCTCGATTGGGGTTAGCTTGTCCTCTTTGACGAAGTCCATAAAGTAGGTAGCAAACTGGGCCACCAACAGCCTTTCGCTGTACACAGAGGGCAGCATTATTGCACCATGCTAGGTATAAGGATGTGTCCAGGACGCTGCCTTAAGGGGTTGTCTGACAGTACCGCAAAAGGCGTGCCGTAGTCTGGGTTCTTGGCGATGCCTAGGGTTTCAATTTCACTGTAATTCGCGAATTTCTTGATGTCCAGTAAAACGGGAATGTCTCCGTACTGCTGTTCAAGCTTTTGGAGGTCGGCGATTAGTTGGCGTAGTTGTAACATTGGCGCATCCTTGCTATGACATAGGGCTAGTATACATACCTTTACCATTTTATGTCAATAAGTATTGATGGATAGTACACGTTCGTGTAGTCTTAAGGTTTATTTGAACAGGAGCGAATAATATGGCTAAATCAATCGAGCTAACCGAAAAGCAAATAGAAAGACTGACTGAAGTCTTTAACCCACCCAAAGAAGAGTATGTAAAGGCAATGGCTGCCACCCTTGCGGTAATGACGATGTCTAGGATCATTCATCACCAAATGAGGCAGACCATCAAGGTTTTTAAGAACTCGATGAAGGAATTTTCCAAAGAAGAAAGGGATCGAATAGAAGATATGGCGTTACAGGCGCTTTTGGAGCCCATAGACAAGCATATAGGAAAGACAGTGATGGGGATGGACGTATGAGACCCTTAGTGTTTTTTCCCTCAGTAGCTAAGGAAATTGGCGTTGACGCTGCGATTTTGTTTCAGGTCATTAACCAAAGAATTCAGGACGCGGTGGCTTTCATTAACGATAAAACACAGCACGCTGATTTTTACAAAGTCCAACATAACAGGGTTTGGGTTCAGTTTCCTTACTCCGAATTCGGAAAAAGGATGCCTTGGATCTGTGAAAGAACGATCAAAAAGATTGTTCAAAAACTCAAGAAAAAGGAAATTTTGTTACTGGAACGACAAACGGACTCTTTTGGCGGGAATCAGGCCAACTGGTATTCGGTCGACCATGACGCATTGATGTTCTAACTCAAACCACGTTAATATTTAAACCGTCTTAAAGAGAAAGGGCCGAACAAACGACCCCTGACCTCAAACCAAGTTCAGGATACCCCTCTTTAGGACAGAACGCAAGCCCCTGGCTTAATGTTTTGTCAGCCAGGTGGCTTTGGATGTTAAACCAACGCCATAAGGAAAACTGGCCATGTCATCAGATCTCAAAAGTCTAGTATTACGAAACCCCATACTAAAAACTGTTCCAAAATTTGGCCTATTTTGCTTAGCCGACTATTCGGGGGCAACCGGGATGATATTCCCAAGCTATGACCACCTTGCCAAAAAAATGGGGTGCTGCCGAAAAACCGCCATGAATACAGTTGAATACCTCATATCTAAGGGATACCTTGCGAAGCGTAAACGAGGTAGGGAGGTTGATGGAAAAACAAAGAACTCGTCAAATTTATACCGCATCAACTATGACCTACTAATGAAACAGGCTGACCCAATAAAAGAGCCTACAGATGCCAATAACTTATTCCCAGAATTCAATGAACCCGTTACACCACCTAGTGAACATATTGCACCGTGTAGGGAATCTGTTACACCGATGAGGGAATCTCTTACACCAGTCCAGGGAATCTCTTACACCCATAACTCTTCACTTAACTCTTCACTTAAAGAAGCAACAGACGCGCGTGCGCCCGCTACGTTAAACCCAATGCAAAACGCCCTAGCAAAGGCTTTTGTTGCTGCTGTTGTTTCGGGTGAGAAAGATAAGGGGCAGTTTAGCTATGTTCCCGAGTCGGAGGAGCTTGTCCAAGAAATGGCCAAAATAGATATTACCCACCAAAGAGCCACCCTACTGCTGGGCAAGTACGGAAACATACGCATCAGGGAGGTTCTTAATATGACCCTAGCCAAGGCCAAGTCAAACCCAGCTGCTTATTTTTCACAGGCTTTAGCTAACGATTGGAAGCCGTCTACAGGGAAAGGTGTACAAGAGGCTCCCAAAGACGGGCACAGAGCCACACAAATCGCCCTGGAGGAACAAAAACGCAAAGATGAGTGGGATGCTAGGGAAAAGATCAAAACCAGCATGCAGGCAAACCCTGTGGCGTTAGAGAGCAAGATGTCAGAATTACGTAACGCATTGAAAAAAGGTCGCCAAGCCGGTATGACCGCGCACTAGTAGGAACCGATCCGCCTGTCACGGAAATTAATTAATCCTTTTTTGCATTAATTATTTCCGCACGACTGGGACGTAAGCGGGTTACGTCCCAAAGCATGGCGTACAATTATGCGCCCACACCTAACAAGACGGCTTCATGCAATAAGGTAACAGGACAAAGCATGATCCCACTGGCATCCTCTATGGGATCGGTTTGGTTGGGGAACACTATCCCCTTAAAGCCATTTAAACGCGCTGTGAGGACTTTCTGTGATAACCCGCCAATAGGGTATAGGGTCTGCTTCTTTGAAAGCTCACCCGTGAAAACTAGCCCGTCTATGATGGGTTTATCTGACAGGAGTGAGTAGAGGCACATAAAGATAGGCAATCCGCAACTGGGTCCGTCTATCGCTTTTGGAAAGTGTATATGCACTGACATATCTTCTAATGGCAGCTCCTTGAAGTAATCCTTTGCGTGGACAATGGCTTGCTTGAACGCGCCCAGAACCTCGTCACTGAAATCACCCGTGATATGCAATCCATTGCTTTTGGTGCCAATCTCTCCATGCACCTCATAGATTTCGCCTCCTTTATGTGCCCAACTGACACCCTTGACTATGCACGTTGTATTTTTCATTTATTTCCCTTTTTAGTGTTGACAATGTAGTTATAGTATACTATACTTAGTTAATAATAACAGAATAAACAGTATACAACAGGGGATAGAGATGAATTCAGATACACTTTTTATAATTGAATGCGCAGCTAAGGAAGCACTTAAGAGGCGCTTGTTTGATGACATGGCCAGCATTACGTGCGCATTTATTGATCTTAGGTCGAAGGTAAAACTTAAGGATTATCAGCTTAGTGCCTTAAAAGAGGATGTGGATGTTTATATGGACGAGATGCTTTCGGTTATCCTTAACCGGACTCGGTTAAATCTTGATATGGCGGGTAAGGTGAAGGGGTAATGCTATGGTGCTTTGGCAAATAATTAAAACGCTGGTGTTCGTCACCATACTGGTGATTGGAATTGAATACTTTAAATTTTGGTGGATGTGTTCTAGAAAAGATGAGCCGTGGGTTGATAAGTAACTCAGTTACTTATCAGGTCTATAATAATTATAAATAGGTATGTTATAATATGTTTTTGTGGATATTACTAATCATTTTCGCTTGCTGCGCCCCAATTTGGGTTACAGCGGGAGTACTGGCAGTTATTGTGATTTGTGGGAGTGACTAATGGAGTCGCGTGAAAGAAAAATATCTTTCAGCATCGCGTTTGAGCCTAGCAAGCTTGCACGCATAAGAGAGTTGGCCTCTAGGGTTGGCACTGAGAGCGTGGGTGCGTTCGTCCGTGATGCAGTGCGCTATCACATGGAAGCGACAGAAGATGCTATCAGGTGCCTTGAGAGAGAGGCTAGGAGCAAGGGTAATGCCTAGCTCTAATAAAAGATTTCACTGATTCCGTTTTGTGACATGCTCTCATGAAAGTCAGTTCTAAGCGCATCAGCATCATAGCTAATCCCTTCCTTAGCTGCCCTGATGACCCTTTCACGCCACTCATAGATAAAGGAATACATGGCCTGGTAGCTTGCCACTATCCTTGCATCCTGTTCGTTTAGGTTACGAAAGGTCACATCCATAACAATTTCGTTATCGTTTACCACGCCTTTTCCCCTTGGTTAAAATATCGTCCACTTGTTTGGTCTCAAAATCGGCATCACCTCGCCTTACTTTCATCTCTGCACAGCACGGAAAGCACATTAGCAAGAAGTCCAGGTTCTGTTTCATCATGATGCGTTTCTTTTCGCTTAGCCACATCAGTGAGCCACACTCAGGACAGGGCATGGCTACGCAGTTCTGTTGCTCGGGTGGTGGCGTATCCCTGTCGTAGAGGGGGATGCACCCAATGACGTAGGTTGGTTTACTGCGCCTCATTTAATTCCTTCACAATACTGGTCAGGCTAATGGCTCCGTGGATCGAAAGCGCTTGTTCGTCTCGTTGTATCCACCTATCTAGCACTTTTGCGTATGCTGGGTCTGTTCTGGGGTCATCCCGTACCTGCTTGGCGTATTCAAGCACGGCCTCAAGCTCTTGCTTGTCACGGGGATTCATTGGTCGAGTCGTCCAAATATTTGTTTACTACATCCACTATCTTGGGGGGTAGTGCCTTTATTTTATCATTACCTGTTATGTAACTGGCTGCATAAATTAGCGCTATCTCTTTCTGGGTAGGTATAAGTAACCCTACCCAGCCAATAATTACACCAGAGATAAACCACCTTAATCCCCACCGTTTGCATTCTGGAGCGCATTCTTTACAAGTGTCGTCAAGGGTAGCGATAAAACACATCGCAGCTATGGCCAGAAAGCCAATACTAGACCAACAGAATATATTATGTATACTCGGAAGCACTGTGATTAGAAGGTACTGATTAAGCATACTTATATCCCCACCATAATCTTATCAGGCATAGGCAGTGCCTCATTTTGTGGCTTCCACATATGTAAACAGGTATGGCAGTTGTTTATATAGTCCTGCTTGGCTGGGTGGTATTGTATGACAACCTCATCATCACCCCAGAATAAATCCTTCACGTAACACATTTCACGCCAGTTGGGGCAACGGTTCTTGAGAGATACGCTGCAATGATCCCAGCCAAGACCAATGCTGGCGATAACGACCAAGTGCTGGTTCTCGAATGATATTTTGTACATTCCACCATCATCGTTACCGTACAGCTCATACTGCTTAGGCCATTGGTCTCTTGGTTTCATCAAAATATTCGCGCGGAAACCTCCTGCTTTAGCGGGAGGAGGAAGCGCACCTCCTTCTTAAAATCTGCATAAAATTAACAATTGGGATCTAGTTTCCCAGATCCCACCTATTAAGTGTCCGTTAGGACACACTTGCTCGTTACCGAGCACTCCGGTTTCCCGGGTAATGGTCTCCTCGCCAATGTTATGGAGCGGTTTTGTGTAAGCAGCACTGACTTAACCTCTTACATCTGTTTAACCACTTACCGCAGAGCTTGGAACTGGAGAAGCATCCCAAGGTGCCTATATATTCGCTCCTAACGTAGACCTTTTAGGGTTGGTTTCCCTTCCCAAGGCGGTCTTAGGCTGGTCAACTAGGCTTGTCGGTTGCCCTACAAGCCTCCGGCTTCAGCCGGGGGTGATTGACCTATACACCTCAGAAAAGCTAACCAAGTAAGTAAATACCAATATTGCCAGAACCGAATACGGCAGCAATCCAAGGAATGTTTCAACTTTCATTAGCGATCTCCATAATCCTTTCGCAAAACAGTCTAATGGTCATAATTCGTTATCACTCATGCCGACTCCTGTGGGGTCGTTTGTTCTATGCGCGACTCTACCTCTGAGATTATGACCTCAATGTCGTCATCGGGGTTAATATTTATGATTCCCGAAATAACCTTTGCCAACGCAAGCGCATTGTTTAGAAACGGATTGCAATAAACGCTATTGGTACTCTTAACGATTACCTCTGTCTTGAATTCCGTAATCATGGTCAACTTCGTTTTCTCTCTCTCACGTTGACGATGAAGCGAAAGGCATATTGACTCGCTCATGTGCAAGCCTTCTTCATCTGTTATGGTCGACCCTTCCATTTATCCCTCCTAAATCTATATCCGATAATGTTGGTTATCAGATATGAGTCAACTAATTGCCAAAACTACAATCTTTTTTAACCCTATATGTTCATGAATCTTATATTCCGTAACATACTCTGAAAGTTGG